CATCACCCAGGCTCGTGTTGCCTTGACCACCGTATCGTCGATCAACAACGTCACCAACGATGCATTGCTGGTCTCGAAAATAGAGCGGATGTAGAACTCTTTCCCCGAACCCGACGTCGCCAGGACCGGTTTGAACGACTCCGGGTATTTGACGATGGCATACAGGATGCCGGTGTCGGTCCAGAGCCCCGCTTCGCGCACATACCAGCCACCCACATCTGGCGGGATCGTCACTTCGGCCAGCAACCAGTTCGGATTGTTCTCATCCTGGAACAAGGCATTGAGCGGCCCGCGCCACACTTCACGCTTGAGCGCGGTGGCGGTCGCCGCCGGGTTGTAGACCGTGCCGCCGCCATCACCGACCGAAATCTGTGACAGTTTGATCGGCACGCCCGCCGCCTTGCAGGCGGTTTCGTAGGCAATCCCTGCATTCGTGAGCAGGGTGTAATAGTCAGCCATTCAGGCCCCCTGAGGATAAATAGTGGATGTTTCGACGGTGTAGAGTCCGGCAGCCATAAAGACTTCACCCGACATTTCCAGCCCTTCAACGACGACGGGATAAACCGTGGTCAGCTCGCCGCACACCGTCGCCGCGCCAATGACGTGACGACCGAATGCGCTCAAGCCGACGGACACCGACAACAGGTCGCGCTCGCTTTTGGCATCCGTCAGGCGTCGGTCGAGTCGTGCATCGATTTCTTCGCTGTAGGGCTGTTCGGTAAAGGCCCGGACGGAAAAGCTGTAAGGCTGACCGGGCGGCGTCTGCTCGTACCAGGCCCGCACCTCAGGCATCAGGCGCAAGCCCTTGGCGGCGTTTTCCAGCGCCTGCCGCGTGCCAGCCTGGCGTGCCGTCGGCCAGGCGAGCTCAACGGTCAGGCGCTTTTCCGCCTCGGCCGCTGCGGCGCTCCACTCGCTGACACCACGGTCCGCGGCGAGATAGGGCAGAAACGCCGTAGGGGTCGAAGCCGGGTTCATCAACTCGGGAAACGGCAGCACAATGCGATCAAGCAAGGTGCCGAACCCGATATCGAGTGCCCTTTCCAGCGCAGAGCTGTTGGCCGGTAAAAGGCTCGGGGGAGGCTTCTGGTCACTCATAGCGTGAGCACCTCCACCTCGACACCTGTGCAATACGGGGCTTCGAAGGCCGTCGTCACAATCGGTTCGAGCGGTTCGAGAATCTCAAGCTGAACCGCACCAGCGTTATGCAGCGTGTAGTCGATCCAGCTCGGATCGACTCGCCCTTCCAGGCGATGACAACCGTCGGCATAGGCTTGCAACTGCTGTTGCGCGGCGGCTTGCGTCAGCCCCGAGTCGGGACCGGCGTTGATCCGGGCGACGACGCGAATCCTGTAGCGTTTGATGACAGCGCCCTGCACCGTGACCCGATCCGTTTCCGGTCGCACATCAGGCCGGGCGAAATGCTGGCGCACCCCTTCAAGCAAGGCCTGGGACGCCGTGCCATCGCCCTCCCGAGACAGCACAGTGACCATCACTTCGCCGGGGGCGGTGCGCCGTCCGTTGCCATCCTTGACCTGCGCCGCAAAGCCATCCGGATTGAAGGTGTACGTCACCGTGACTTCGCCGGCGCCTGCCGCTTCCACGTTCACCACTGGACGCTCGCCGAGGGTGAACACCTCGCGGCGATACTGCATCCGTGAACCGGCGGCCGGCGCATGGGGCGCCAGGTAGTAGCGCAACCGGGCGTTATCGTCGCTCTCAAACACAGGATCGACCGGCGGGAACGCGGCCGGATCACCCGGGGCCAGCAACTGACGCTCCAGGCCCATGTCCGCCAGACGCGCATCGAGGTTGCTGCCCGTGGCCCACCACGCCAGCATCTGCTTGATGCGGGCGTTGTACTTGCGTTCGTGAAGCTGCAGGCGCACACAAAAGGCTTCCAGGGCCAGGGTCAGCAGTTCGCTTTCGTTTTCCAGGCTGACCTTGAGTTTTGCCGCACTGTCGGGAGCGCGGGCGCCAACATACTCGACGACAAACGTCTTGAACTCAGCGAGCAGGTCCTCGAACGCTTCGACAGTGACAATCGCCGGCTCGGCCAACTGGTTCTGGCCTGGTATCAACATGCTCATGTCACCACCTCGAACGTTTGATGACGGTTTCTCCAGGTGCCGGCAAAACGCAGTAGCAACCCGGCCCCCTGTCGGCTGGCAACAATGACCTGCGGCTGGAAGTCATCGATGCCGTTTTGCCCGTTGTAAAACGCTTGTGCGGCATGGCTCTGAGCCAGGATCAACAGGTCGTCGCCGAGGTTCTTGCCCAACAATTCTGGGATGGCGCAGCCATACAAAGGACGTTTCTGACGTGTGCCTAACGACGTGGTCAACGCCCGAGTGGCGCGCTGCACAAATTGCGGCCAGTCGTCGACCGACGCGCCGGTGTTTCTATCGATTCCGATCATGGGAAAACTCTTTATGCCGTGCTGATTACGCGGCCCTGGTGATCCACCAGCGGGCCGCTCAGGTGCACACCGGATGCGTCGAGTCGCAGGCCGACCGCCCCCAGTTGCAGTTCGATGGCCTCGGCCGTCATCGTGAGTCGCGCCGGGCCGATGCTCATGTCGAGCGCCTCGCGAGTACCGTTGAACGCCGCTGGGCCGTTTTGCCAGTTCAAGGCATGACTGGCATCGTCGTACCCGCTTTCCGTGCCATCCCGATAGAGGCGACGCGTCAGCGAAGCCTGAGTCGAAGCGGGCGGAAACTGATTGCCGTTAAGCCCGAACAAGGCGACGGATTGAGCACTGCTCTCGCCACCGCCATGGTTCAGTAACAGGCATTGCTCACCCACCGAGGGGATGCGCGATTCACTTTGCGCCCCCGCACTGGGGTTGAAAAAGCGGATGGCCGGTGTCAGCAACTCACCGTGGCTGACCCGGCACGTGTTGCTGGCCGCATCGACCTCCTGGCACACACCAACACGACACACGCTGTCAGTGCGTCGGTGCAGGTCGTCGATTTCAGCCTCCATCTCGGCCAGACGCTCGATGATCGGGCCAAGCTGCAGACGTAAAAACGCTTCGAACATGGCTCAGCCCTCAAGTGCTGTGTATTGGTTCGGGTCGTCGATGTCCGAGACCTCCCATGTACGGGCGAATTTCGGGATGCCCAAAGGGTCATCCAGCAGCGGCGCGCCGAAGTACAGCGTCTGGGTGAAAGAAAGGGACCACGCGGGGTACTCCCGTGTGCCGCTGATGAATATCGAGGGAATGGCGTCGAGGCTGGTCGGCAAATCACATTGATCAGCCGGCAGCCCCCATCGGTTATCCGTCACCCGATCCTTGAGCACACTTGCCAGGTCGCAAGCCGCAAGGCTCGAATTTTCGGGTTCCCCGGGCACCACGGCTTGCAACGAAACCGTCAGCACATGAGCGATACGCCCATCATTGCCACGCGGGGCTGCGGCATCACGTTCAATGGCGACCAACACCCAAGGCTGATCGCCAATATCGGTGAACTCCATGCGACTCCCGACGTTGATATCGAGTCCCGCGTTGCGCAGTGCCTGGACAATGGCGGTAAAAAGTTGTGAGGGCTTTTCGAGGGTTGGGGGCATAAAAACGTCCTGTTCGTACGACGCGGAATTCATTGTTGGTCGGGGCGAGAATCACGGGGCGGTACTTCGCAAACCCCGATCCGCTTGGCCGCCCAGCGTTCATAAAGGCCGATGGCCACGTCTGCCCCGGCCATCGCCGTGAGGCAGCCAAAAGCACCGGCGGCCCAGATCGAAACGCCAGCGGCATACAGCAACATGATTGCCGAGACCCCGCAGACCATGCAGGCGCCGGAGCGCAGGGCCAGGCGCCGCAACAGTGACCAGCCGCGAGCACCGTCCTTGTCGGCGCGCCACATTTCGCCGCACACCCCGCCCACGAGGGCGAGAACGATGACCAGCCAGATCGGCATGTCCAGCAACGCTTGTTGCTCGTTTGTCATGTCACGCCTCCGTGAGTGATGAATGAGTGATGGGGGTCTTTCAAACGGTGTCTCTTCAATTGCCTGACGGTAGGTAGGCATTCCAAAAAGCCCGACGCTCGTCAGGCTTTTCAGTAATGCGGTCCTGCGTGTCCTGTCTCGGGACACCTCGACCTTTCGGCGCTACTGGCGCGGTACGGGTCCATTTCAATTGTTCTTCCGACCGCGGCCCCTGCCCGCCGGATAACTGCTTCTGGTGCTTTACGCTGCACACCCGGGTCAGTTGCCAACCCTCTGAACCGTTAAGGCCGGTTCATCGCTGCCTGTGTGGTGGAACTAAAGAACTTCGTTTCGAGCTGCTTTGTTGAGCGGCTTGAGACAAAGATTATGCATGGATGCATATACAGTCAATGCATAAATGCATTTATTTTTGCGCAGCAAATGCACTGGCGCATTAAATCCCCGTAATCAAAGGCGTTGGAGGTTTTCGACAGGCGAAAAAAAACCCGCTCGAGGCGGGTTTTATCTGGCAGTGATCAGGTTAACGAGCGTACATGCCCCACCAGAAGACGTGTCCGAGGATGACAATTTGCTCTTCCTGGATTTCCTGGAAGGTGTAGTCCTCATCCGGATGTTCATCACGGTTGAAGCTGCGCAGGCGAATGCCGGTCGGCAGACGATAAAGCTGTTTTACCCGCAACTGGCCGTTATGGTTGATGGCGTAGAGGTCGCCGTCCACGATATCGCCAATCGCACATTTACCGGCATTAACCCCCACCGTGGCACCGTCGCGCAGCACCGGCAGCATGCTGTTGCCACGCACCGTCACGCACTTGGCCTGGTCGAACTGCACGCCGTTATGGCGCAAGCTTCGCTTACCAAAGCGCAGGCTAGAGCGCTCGCTTTCTTCTATGACGAATCTTCCCGATCCCGCAGCCAATTCAACCTCGCGAAGAAAGGGGACCGACACCTCGTCGTCATCGACGGGTGTATCGTCGTCCCACAGACTTATGTCCTTGAGTTCAGAATGCAATTGATCGCGCCCGGCATGGGCAACCGGCGCGACATCCGCGCGGCCGCGCAAT